GAGATGAATGAGTGAGAAAAAGATTGGGAAGTCTTGGTTTTATTGGGGCAAGATAAGTGCATTTGGTATTGGATTTCAGATTAACAGACACAACCTTGACCTGACCATAGGGTTTTGGTATATAGGTTTGGAGTTCTAATGCCTAACTATGAGTACAGATGTCGTAAGTGTCACTCGCTTACAATTATAAATCGCAAAATGGAAGAACGAGATGATGAAGTTGCTTGCATTTGTGGGCAAGTATCTAGTAGAATCTACAACACACCAGCAGTTCAGTTCAAGGGAACTGGATTTTATTCAACAGGAGGTTAGAGATGTGTGAGATATGTGAAGGTGGCGGTTGCTCTGTATGTTTTAAGACAGAGGGTGAAGGCTTGCAGTTTGCTAGTGGCAAAGAGATTGAAGAGTTCTACGATTCATACGGTGAGTCACTTTGGGTAGACCCAGCAGAGTCAACGCCTGAGTCTTCCTCTGTGGGGGCATCGTCGTAATCGCGGAATGGTTTGAACCCACCAATCTTGTTAATGAGTTTGCGAATGGCACGCTTGTGACGCATACGAACCGCATCTTCTGTACCCATATCTAGTTCCTTTGCAATGTCACCGAAGTCCATTGACTCTGAGTAGCGTAGGAATAATACTTTCCTATCATCCTTTGGTAGTTTCCAGAATGCATAGTCAACTTCAATCATCATTGCCATAAGGTTGCCACCCTCATTAGGTGCAGAAGGACGACCAGTTCTACCAAGATTTAGTTTGTGGGTTACGCCCCACTCTCCACGCAGTACAGGTGGAAGTAATGCCTCAACCATATCTGCTTCGTAATAAAATAAATCGCTAGTCTCATAGCCACCAGACTTTGCTTTCCAATGGTTGCAATAATCTAAGGCTTGATTGCGTAGGCTACGATAGATAAGGTTCTTTGCATCCTTGTCACCTATCTTTTCCCAAGCATCTAGTTTGTTTGGGTGCTCTACAAACCACTGATACAAGGATTGTCTGATGTCTTCAATGTCAACGGTCGGAGACTTACGAGAGTATTCAGATGCGACAGCATCTACTACATAATCCCAACGCTTTATTCTCTCCCACTCAATCATTTAATCTTTGTCCCGTCCACTATTTTAAGGAAGGTGACAGGCTTCATCATCTTATTCTTGTTAGCAAACTCAGTTGTAACTGGCAACCACTTATCTTCCCACACAAGATTGTTCATCAAGTCAAGGCGAAAAGACCACACGCCCTCAGGTGTGTAGTTAATATAGTAAGGTGTCAACTCAAGTTCAGCAGACTTGATGATGAGAAAGTCGTACTTCTTTTTCTCAAGCAACAACGTATCGTAATGTGTATTGCGTGACTTGAGTTCGATAAACATTTTGTACATATCTGTAATGCAATCGAATCCATCGAAGAGTTCTGGGGAGTGTATTAAATCTGGGAAATGTTCTTCTTTGAGCCAGTCGAACAACTCCTGTTCTTTCATTCGTCCCACTTACCTCTTAACACTAGCAACCCAATGATTGCATAGTTAGCCATATCCTTGAAGGAATCCTCAAGAGATTCGTGCTCAGGGCTTGCGCCACTGTCAATCAGATTGTTAATGCGAGCAAGTTTATCGTGCATACGCACACGTAACCCATTGATTGCACCACCTGGTGCTTGGGAAATATTCTTTGGACCATAATCTTTATGCTTAGAGACAAGCAGTTTAGATAATTCTTTAGTTACGTTGGCAAGATTTACTTCGAGGTGGAGTTCGCGTGCAACAAGGGAATGGCTAACGAAACCATCAAGGTAGTTCCCTGAATCTCCGTCTTTGTTACGTTCAATCCTAGTCCCGCGAGGTACTGAATAATCTGCCATATCTCTTCACGCTCCGCCTTCTTTGTCATCTGGTTCCTCCGCTAGTAAATTTTGTAAGTCTCGGTCAAAGTCTTGAAGTGCAGACTTCACAATCATATCCTCAACTAACTCATCTACTAGGTCGTAACCATTCTCACTAGCAAATAGTGTAACATAAGTAGACTGAGTTATCAGTTTAATCTGGTCTGCGTCGTCTGCATTGTCGAACAAGAACCGTAGCATTGACCCTAGCATAAGTTTAAATCCAGAGGGCAACAGGTAGTACGGGTCAAACTCTTCACCCTCTTCCATCATATGGTCTATCAAAGCAAAGGAATCGGGAAAGGTTATGTTGCAATCGTTGCAATGATTATGGGGAGGAGTATCATCAATGTTCATTTACACCCATCTTTTGATTGAAGTAGTCAACGCCTTCTTGCACGAACATTGAATTAACATCGTGTCCGTCGGGTAGTTGAATGATAGTAACTGGTAGTTCGCGGGCAAGACTACGGGCGAATTCCGTTCCAGGCTGGTCTCCATCTGCGAATACAAAGACCCTTTCAAAGTCCGCCAACAATCGTGTGTAGTGCTTCTTCCAACTGTTCGCACCTGGTACTCCAACACAAGGAATCCCAATGCAAGCAGACAAAGTAAGGGTATCCAACTCACCTTCACAGACTCCAATAAAATCACTGGCTCTCTCCACATCTAGTACGTTGTACATCTTGGTCTCTGCACCAGTCATACCCATATACTTGGGTTCAACTGCTGGGTTTAAACTTCTAAATCTCAAGTCAACTACACCAGTTTTAGTAATGTAAGGGATAGATAACCTACCCTTGAACGCTTCGTGCCCTGTCTCAGGCTCCGCGACTACGCCTAATGACGCCAGACGTGCTACTTCCAGAGGAATACCTCTGCTTTTTAGGTAACCTTCCGCCTGATAAATGTTTTCCGCGTACCCTGCTGCTGCTTTGCCCAGTAATTCCTTCTGCAAAATGCTTTGCCTCATTGAAACTCATCCCTTCTTGTCTGACAATGATTTGAATACTATTGCCTTGGACACCACAGGCGAAACAAATGAAGATGTTCTTATCGAGGTTTGCACTTCCTGACTGGTGTGTGTCTGAATGAAAAGGACACTTGAGATTAACTTGCCCGTGCGTTTGTCTAAGATTCGCACCGTAGTGTCTGAGTATGTCCGCAATTGGCGGAAGGTCGCTGTCAATTCTTATCACCGTATCCTGCATCTCTTAATAGTTTCACTGCATCCTCCAGTCTGAGTAAGCATACCCAATCGGATACACTCTTTTCTCCTTGACCATTCAATCGTAGCACAACTATGCCAAGGTCATCGTTTGCTCTATCTTTTAATTGTGCAATGGCGGCGGAGGGATTAAATCCTGCACGAGCCTTTACTTCCCAGTCAATCCCGACGGTTCCAGTAACGTCAGTACCACTACGTCCAGCACCAGTAGACTCCGCAAAAGGAAATCCATTCTCTGCTAAGAAATTGGCAAGGACTTTCTGTGACCTGTACCCACGATGTTTCCTACTTTGTGATGGCATTAGGTAATGTCTCCATTCGATTGAGATATTCTATTGGAACATACCAAGTCTTCTCGTTATATTTCCATTCATCTTTCTTGCAATCTTTACCATACATCCAACCAACTGCTACATAATCTGGTCCTTTCCAGTCAGGTGCATTGCGTCGTTCTTTATTACAAAGACCACCTGTTGTTAGAACGTAAATTAAATTATCTTCATCTCGTGTTGTATATCGAAGACCCCTGATAGGTGGAAATGAATAGCGAACCTCACCCAATCCAGGAATATCTAACTCAGACTTCCACTTGTTAAAGTGTGGTACAAAATCTTTCTTACCAACCATCCGCGCAAACGCTAACTCTGAACCCGCACATACAACGTGTTGCCACATCTCCCATAGGTCACCCTCTGAGTAGTTAATGTTTCTAGTTGGGTCACCAAAGTATGGCTTCTGTCGCTGATAACCTACTTCGACAGCAGTTGCTTCCTCAGTTGTACTGAGTGCATAAGTCCACACTAAGAGACACTCTTATCCTTCTTGAGGATACGTACTGCCCAACCTAACCCAGCGTTAACACCTTCAGTCCACTCATCAGTGATTGGAATCTTGGCTGATTCAATCTTTTCAATTAACTTAGCAGTCTCTTGTTTAAGTTCAAGTAAAACAAATGCACGCATCTCTTGAGTTCTATCGTCTTCTTCTTCTCTAATCATTTCTCTCCTATGAGTTCTCTGGTATGTCGTCCATAAACATATACTCAGGGTTAAATGCCAGCCACGCTAGTAAATCCCCGTTTGCATCTGCTCTTCCATATCTATTCTTTACAGGGGCAATAGCCATAGAAGTACCAACAACACCAAGTGTACAGATAAGGGCAGGTAACTGTGCGACCTTGCCTTGGAGTGCACTTCGTGGCTGACAAGGATTACCTGGCACAGCCTCACTGGTATGGTGGAGTATAATAATCGCAGCATTAGTTGCTCTTGCAAGATACTTTAACTCTTTCATAATTGCACGCATAGATGCAAACTCTTCACCACCATCTGTGGCAATGTCCATTAGATTGTCCACAAAGATTGCAGTAGGTGGACATCCCCACAATTCTTCAAAGGCTTGAACCTCTTCGTCTATATCTTGCAAAGTGGGAGAAGATTCAAATGACCAGATAATGTGTGAACCTCTAGTAAGAGTTGCCTTAGTCCATCCGTAATCACTATTCATTAGTGTCTCAACGTCAGTCTGATTCTTACCGCTAATCATTGATGCAAGACGCATAGCCATAGTGTGTGCGTTGGTATCTGCTGAAATGTAGAGGCTTGGCACCTTCATCTTGAGGGCTAAAGCCAGTGCCAGAGTGGACTTTCCCACACCTGGAGTACCTGCAAGCATAGAGACTTCTGCTCTACGAAATATAATTTTGTTTGAATCAAGCGAACGAAATACTGGAGGCAGTGGTTCTCCACCAATGTCTGCTCTGCCTACGGAACGAACTAAGGTTCTCATTGTGTATCACGAACAATTTCTGCTGCTAAATACAAAGTCTTAGCACGTACTGCTGTATCGTTAAAATTATATTCATTGCTCTTAACTGCAAAGATTGCTTCCCGTTCAAGAGCACAAGCAAATCTTTCGCGCAGTTCTTGTAAATGTATTTCTAAAGTTTTTTCCATTTGATTCTCCTGTCTTAAGTTGGAAGAAGGGCAGATATCTTCCCCTAATAAATGCCCCTCCACCAATTCTACTTTATGTCAATGTCTAACCATTGACTGGTGTGCATTGTCCCTGGTCCTGTGGTTGTTGACATACCCACATTCGGTAAGGCTTTCCGTTCTTCTTCGAGATTCCCGACAGGAACTTTCTGTCCCCGTGAAGACACGTTGGAGTGGTACCTGATGCTTCCGCTGTCGGGGCGGTTACGAAGGTAGGAGAGGCTTGCTGCACGGGAGTTGAAGTAGGCGTCGCCAAAGGGGCTACCACACTTGCACCGTTAAGCATTCTTCCTGTTGCTGCAATCTGTGTTGAGTAATCAGAGATTCCCTCTAGCAATACGCTAAGTTCATCTGCAGTATTAGCACGGACATTTACCATATCCCCACCATTGGTCTTGTAAGAGACCTGTAACTTCCAATCTTCTGCCATTACTTATCCTCCTTAGTAACTGCAAAGCCAAGTGCTTCGCGTGCTTCATCTTGTGTAATGAGTTTCATTTCAAGTGCTACCAACACATCTTGTGCTGTTAGTGTATTTACTTTGAGCATTTATTTTTCCTTCGTGAATTGGCAATGTTCTGTGAGTCCACAGAAATTGCACGATTGTAGGTTCGGTAGAAATATACCAGCCTTACGTGCTTTGTCAAAGCCATCAACAAAGTATTCAAGCGTGTCTAAGGTATACCTACTTAGGTCAATCATCTCTCCTGTCCCCGACTCACGAGACATCCAGTAGTTTCCTAGATTGACTTCAACACCCAGCATCATCTCGACTCCTATTTTGTAGAAGCCCAACTGAAGGTCAGACTGAGGACGTGCACGAGAGGTCTTCAAGTCAACGATAACTAACTTACCGTCAACCTCAAAGATTCTGTCAATGAACATCTTCACTGGTACCCCAGAGATAACTGGGTTTAACTCTAACTCGATAGCCTTGGCACCCTGAGGTGTTGTCCAAAGTTTCCAACTAGGGTTGTTCTTGCGCCAAAGTATGTAGTTGTCTACCCACTTGGAACCTTGGTCATACCACCAAGCACCGTCTTCTTTGTTCGGGTTATCCTTGGTTGCTCTTCCTGCTCTGCGAGCAGTCTCAAAATTAAGTCCTTCAGTTTCCTTAGACCAGGCAGTCTGCCAGTAAGTGTTAACCATTCTCGATGTCCCACAATTCTGCTGCTAAGTGAAATGCCCGTCCGCCTGCCGACCAGATAGATGGTTCCTCTGGAACTTTAAGTAACCGACCTAGGTAGTACTGATACCCACAAGTAAGGTAAGTGGTAAATGCTGAGTAGGATATATGTGCTGGCAGTTCGTATGAATCCAGTTTAACCATTGACTTCTCCTGTCTTAAGTTGTTACATAGTCCTCCCTTAGAGGACAGGAGGGTACTCAATAAGGGAGAACTATGTAAATCTATTTAGTTATTATTATATAATTATATATATAATATCGGCGCTTCGCGCCTTATATTAATTAATAATTTAATTAATAATCTGAGTATACACATAACCTACCCCTAATGCAAGTTTTAGACACGCCATAGAAATGACAAAAAGACCCCCAAGCCATAGGTAATCCTATGACCTGAGGGTCTAAGTGTCTTAAAACCGCCTTGGAAGGCTTCTAAAGGGTATTACTTTGAACCGCGACCAAAGTCTACGGCAGATGAATCTAGCCACTTAAGCAGTGGACCAGCGAATCCAGCCAATGCTGCCATTGACAGGACCTTAGGGTCTGATTCACCAGCAAGGAATAGTGCTACAGCAGATGCTGCTGCTGCACGAAACCAAGTGAGTGCGATTTGCTTGAATTGTTCCATTGTATCCTCCTAGGGGATTAGGCTTTTGTACCGTGCACTTTGCAACAGGTACAAACTTCAGTCTTATATGCTTTCTTTGCAGGCATTGAAGTCAAACTGGCGATAACCTGATTCATAGTCTTAGGCTGATTCATCCACCAAAACCACGGAGAAGTATCGGTAGCCATAGTGGGGTCAATAGAAATATGTAGATGCTTGCTATGAGAATTAGACCCAGTGTACCGTCTGTTTCCTTGCTTAGCCTTTTCTTTAGACCATATCGTGCCCTTGAAGATGAGGTAAGTAACACGCTTATCTTCTTTAAGTTTTTCAAAAATGTCAGCACAATCAATTCCATTCTTAGGGTCGTGCGTTAAGTCAACTGCAAGACCAGTGTTATGGTCGCTGGTTGGACTCTGTTTCATATGAGCGTTCGACGGCAGAAGCCCATCGCTGGCTTTCATACGCAATGGCGAAATCGCTGTGGCTTGTCGAAGGACAGCAATAGCGGCAGGTGTGGCTTTCTTGACTACAGACTTCATTCATTCTTCCCTCTTTGTAACATCATTTGGTAAAGGATTTCTACCTTTTCTTCTAATCTAATAACGGAGTCTTTTAAACTTGTGCCTGAATTGGGCTTAAGTTCGTAGAGGTAATGCTTAACTAACCATCTCACCGAACCAGCAAATGCCGATACGATTGCAATTACAGATACGATTAGTCCAGCCCAATTTGCTGCGGTCATTGATTGCGCTCCTAGGAGTTATACGGTACGGATAGTTATTTGTAGTACGCCACCAAAGCCATCAAAGCGCTTATCTGGTGGGGTTAAACGGGTGAACGTAACTTGTTCGATAACAGCCTGACGAGATTCGCCAGTTGTTAGGTCTTGCCAGGTAATAACATCTCCGTTGCCTTCGATGTCTTCAAGTAAACGAATCTTGTCAAAGGCTCTGCCTTCATATCCAAGTAGTACGTTGTATCGGTCAGTCTCAATGTCATAGCAATAGACAGGGAACTGCATCACACGTTGACGTGGAGTAGCAATCGTTGCCTTTGCTTGGTAGCCCTTGAACTGTGGACCCTTGCTTGAGTCTGTTCCATCTCTAAACATAATAAACTTATAAGCCAAGTACTCTTGTGCCACAGCAGGAGATGATGTTGTTACCTCTGGTGCACCGACTGTTGCGTCATAGGAGATAACGTCATACTCTGTTCCATCTTCGGCAACTGTATCGAGTGTCATAGAGCCATAGGTAAAGTTACCGCGACCTAGTAGTCGCTTGAAGTTCTTCTTCTCAAGTGTGTTATAACGAATGTTGCCTGTGGTTAGATAACCAGTAGGAATTAATTCAGTTAAATCCTCAGTGTAAATACTTCCAGTAGTTGCAACAATTGCCGCAGCAGATGTCACTGCTGTAGATGCAACATTGCTTGCTGTCTTGGCGTATGTAAATGTAGTGGTAGTTGGCACAGTTGCTACTGTGAATTCACCATTAAATGTAGCATCTACGCCTTCAACCCAGATTGAATCATTCACCGCTAGGCTGTGTGCTGCACTTGTTGTCAGTGTTGCCACGTTGCTAGTTAATGCCTTATTAACAATGGTACCTGCGGAAGTAGCAGATGTAGTAAATGCTAGTTGCTCAGTACCATTGACGAATGCACAGCCAGTAGTAATATGGTTTGTTACACCTGAATAATAAATATCATTTGCATAAGCAAAGCGCAGTGGTTCTAGTTCAGTTCCTAAGTCAAGACGGATAACTCCAGGCTCGCCAGCAACGGAGGTAGCGCACCATACAAAACGGTCACGCGCTGCAAAGTCATAGCAAGGCTGAGTTGTTTCCACAATGAGCGGACCATAGTTGATTGAGCCATCAACATCTGAGACAACAGAAGCACGAATGCCCTTGTTGGTTCCAATCAGCATAAAGCCTAGGTAGTAGTAAATCTTATGGACTACTTCACCTACTGGAAGTTCTGCTGCAACAACTGCTGATGTGAGAGTTGGCATAACTCCAGCAGTAGAGAGGGTAAACTTGATGATTGTTGACTGAATGCCATTGTATCCAGCAACATAGATTGCTGAACCAGAGGCTGCTATGGACGTAAAGACGTGCGTAGTTGATGGATGTGTATAGACTGCAGTTGGCATAGCGGTAGCAGATGATGAGAACTCGTATACTTTATTGTCAGCACACAATACAATACGTTCTTTCACGTACTCCATTGTTGCATTAGCAACTGTTCCAATTTCATCAAACATTTTTGTAACATCTGCAGTAGATGCTGAAGTGCCAGTTAGAGGCTTTTTGTAAACAGTCTTCTTGGTTGATGTATTAGTAATCCAGAATGCTGTTGTACCATCATCACAGATTCCATATACAGCACTGTCAGTGCCAGCGTTGTAATCAATAAAGTGAGTAGGTGCTGCTCCTGGAACAATTTTGTCTACATCGTATTCATCCCAGAGCAATACACCTTCAGTGTTATTGAACTTGATAGAACGAACAGATTGGAATGGTCGACCATTGGATTGCACGCGACCAGTAGTTATGTGGTTTACTTCTACATTGTTAAGTAGAGTAACTTCACCTTGCTTGAATACATCCACACCCTTGCTATCTGTGAAACGGTAGTGACCAAATGGGTCAGATGTTTGTGGGTCGAAGTAGACAATACCTGTACCACCGTGGAAAGATGATTGACTTCTAATCCACCATCCAGTTAAAGATTGCTCGCCTGGTTCTGTCTGGTTGTCGAACTGGTCTTTACGAAATGGTGCAGTCTGTCTAATGTATGGTCGTGCATCACTAATAGCGTAGATGAATGGGAGTCCACCAATTGCTACATCGTAATTGATGTCAGTGTTCTGCCATACTGCACCGTCAGATACGATACCAATATCAGTTGCAATTGCCCGCGCAAGAGACGGGTTACTAGTTGAAGGTCCTAACCTATCGCCACGACCTTCGGTAATATCACGACCAGCCACTTAGACTCCTTAAGGTTTGTCTTGCTCTATTTGCTTCTTTAATGTTTGCCAACTCCAGTAGAGACCGTAGTAATCGGCGTCTAATGAGAATCGTTTCATATGTTTTACTAGCGCACCTGTGTGTGCGTATAACGGAACGCCTGCTTCTTTGAGTTTGCGGAAGAATACAATGTCTTCTCCTACAAACTTATCGCCAATGCCTTCTTGCTCTGCAAATAAAGACTGGTCTGGAAACTTAGCACGTAGTGCTGGTATCACAGACTTGTGCATCAATGTAAAGCCAAGCCCCGCAGAGTCAACTGGTATTACTTGGTTCTCAGGCAGTGGATGTACGTGGCGCAATGTGTGTTCGTCTACATTGTGGAACAAAGCAGGAAACGGTTGGGCTAGTGTGCCTTCGTTCTGCTTAGAGATAAAGTAAGTTCCAGTTACTACTGGCTTACCAATCTTGTCTGCTGCATCCCATACCTTAGTCAGTACGTGGATGTCCATTACAATGTCTGAGTCAACCCATAAGAGCCAATCAGTTTTAATCTGGTCTGCCCAGTAATCAAAGAGTACTTGGCGTTGTCTTCCGATTTGGTTACCTTGCACTCGCATACTGTGTGTAATTTCAATACCATTAGCAGGAGCCTGGAGAGCGATGGAAACCATACCCTCTGTGAACTTGCCATCGGTATTGCCGTTATCGCACCAGCCGAGTGCTACTGTTCCTTTATTTACTTTGTTAGCCATTGTGTCCCCTATGTTTAAGGCAGTATAAGCCTACTTACAATATATCATAGCCTGTCAAGTTAATCAAGTATTACTCAGGCAGACTTGGTGTGAAGTGTTCCGCTTGTGCCTGTTGCTCGTCATAGGTTGATTTGAGCATTGAGGTAAAAGTGCCGTTTCCGTGGTCAATAATAACGATGACTTCCTCAGTCATTGGTTCAATAATTTCTGTAATGTTTTCCATTTCATAACTCCGCACTAAAGCCGACATAGGCTGTTGAATTGTTATTGGCTAATAATTGAACAAAGCCACTGGTTGTTAGACCGCTCGCAACGCCAGCATATAAAGACCCAGTTTTTGTGCCATCTCCTACTGTTCCTAATGCAAGACTTGTAAGAGTAAAACCAGTTGCACCATACTGCAAACGATAATCAGCAGCCGTAACAGTATCCACGCTAGTGGGTTTAACTCTCATTTCAACAGGAAAAGAAACAGTTATGTATGCGTTGGTAGTATCTTTGTTTGTGCCATTTCCAAAGAAAGCAAAATTGTTTGAAGTTGCGAGATAGCGATTATAGTAACGCTGACAAGCGGCTAATTCTCCTTGGATTGTTCCGCCAGCACCATTAGAACGCTTAAAGGTTGTCGCTACCGACCCAACCTCTAATTGAATAC